CAGGAACCTTAACTACCTTTACTAGTTCTACGCTTACTACTAGCACAACTAGAGGAACATCAATTACAATTACAACGACTAGTGATCATGGATTAATTGCTGGTGACATGGTTGAATTAGATGCAGTGACTATGCCAACAGGTTCTAGTATTTCAGCATCAAATTTTGAAGATAAAATTTGTCAAGTTATAACAGTCCCTTCATCAACTACATTTACAATTACATCTCCATCTGCAGAAGCCAATGGTGGTGGTGCTGATTTAACTTCAGGAAGTTCTTGCACAGTTAAACCTTTTGTAAGTATTGGTCCTGCAGCACAATCATATGGTTATGGATATGGAGCTGGATTATGGGGTGGAACTGTAACAGGGGTTTTATCTAATGATTTAGATGGAGCGCTAGCCCCGGATACTCAAGGTAACAATGGTTCAGCTACACAAATTAGATTAACATCTACAACAGGTTTTCCAACAGCTGGTACTATAGCTATAGAAAATGAATTAATAACTTATACAGGTGTGGCTGGTAATGAATTAACTGGTATAACTAGGGGTGCATTAGGAACAGCAACAACTGGAACTTCTAATGGTCAGGCTCATAGTGATGGTGAAACAGTTACTAACGCTACTAACTTTAATGGTTGGGGTTCAGCAGTAAATGCTTCAACTGTACAACTAGAACCAGGTCTTTGGTCTTTAACAAACTGGGGGGATGTATTAATTGCAACTATTGCAAATGGTAAAACTTATGCTTGGGATGCATCTGCATCTTCTAGATTAAGTATAAGAGCATCTAGAACTACTTTGTCTCCAGGATCAAGTTCAATACAAAATTCAGAATATTGGATGGCAACAGGAACTTTAGATGCTACTAATACTTTAGGTGGAGATGCAGGAGAAGAAGTAGGTAATCCTACAGCATCAAGATTAACTTTAGTATCTCCTACAACTAGACACTTAATTCATTTAGGTACAGAAACAACTATTGGTGATCCTACAACACAAGACGATATGTTTATTGCATTCTCAAATGCAGAACAATTAAACCAATACACACCTCTAGCAACTAACTCTGCAGGTACACAAAGATTACAAGATGGAACTAAAATTGTCGGAGCGTTGATCGCTAAAGAAAATATTTTAATATGGACTAACAACGCACTATACACAATGAAATTTGTTGGTGCACCTTTTACATTTGGTTTTGAACAAGTTGGTACTAACTGTGGATTGATTGGTAAAAACGCAGCAATTGAAATTGATGGTGTTGCTTACTGGATGTCTAACAATGGTTTCTTTGCTTTTGATGGTACAGTAAACTCACTACCTTGTAGTGTAGAAGATTATGTATTTGATGATGTAGACACAACTAAAGGTCAACAAGTTTGTGCAGGATTAAATAATTTATTTACAGAAGTTATTTGGTGGTATCCAACAGCAGGATCTGAATTTAATAATAGATCTGTTGCTTATAATTATGGTGAAGCTAAACAACCGCCATTAGGGACGTGGACTACTAATACTAATACAAATTTTAATAGAACTACTTGGATGGATACACTTATTTATCCTCAACCTTATGCTACTTCTTATAATAGTACGGGAACAGGAACTTTTCCAGAAGTAGTAGGTCAATCTGGATTAGGTAATACTACTTACTTTGCTCACGAAACAGGTACGGATCAGGTTAATCCAGATGGAAGTACAACTACATTAGAGTCTTTTATACAATCATTTAGTTTTTCATTACAACCTAATCAAAGTGAAGTGTTTTTAGCTATGCGTAGGTTTTTACCAAATTTTAAAGTATTGACAGGCAATAATCAAATAACTATATCTGTAAAAGATTTTCCTTCAGATGATGATGAACAGACTGCACTAAGTCCTTTTACTATAACTTCAACAACAACTAAGGTTGACACACGTGCCAGAGGAAGATATGCAAACTTAAAACTAGCTAATACAGGAAATGGAGAGTCTTGGAGATTTGGCACATTTCAAGTAGATTTACAACCTGATGGAAGGAGAGGATAATGACAAAAATTGTAGTAAGATTACCAGAACCTAGAAAAGAATATAGTGAAGACAACCAAAGACAAATTAATAGAGCTATCTCTTTAGTAGTAGAACAACTTAATGCTACTTACTTAACTCAACTAAAAGAAACTCAAGAAAGATTTTCTTGGTATATGGCGCAAGATAATTAAAAATGGCAAACGTATATAAAAATGCAAACTATAAATTAGCAACTACAGCTGTTACAGACATTTATACTTGTCCTAATAACTCTAGAGCTATTGTTAAAAAAATACATGCTGCAAATACAGGTGCTGGTAATGATAGTATTAAAGCTTTTATTTATGATAGTTCAGATAGTGTTACTTATCAATTTGCAGAACATGCTGTAAATGTTAATAACTCTCAAGCAGTAGGAGATGGTACTTTTATATTAGAAGAAAATGATAAATTACAATTACAAGCAGCAACGTCAAACCATTTTGAAGGGACCGTAGCTATATTAGAAACAAACAGAGAGGACTTATAATGCCATTTGTAAAACAAGAATCTAAAAAAATATATGAAAAACAAATAGATGGTAGAACAATACCAGTTATTACTCCTGAAGTAATATTGACTATTACACATAAAGAAACTGGAAGAGAGTATCTTTCAGAAAAAGAAGTAGAAGATGATATTAACAGCCCACATACAAGCACTACCAAAGACCATATTAAAAAAGATGTAGAAATAAAAATAGCAGAAATGCCTCCTCTTGGTGGGTCTAGTGAAATGTAAGTTTGTTGACTAGACGTGAAAACTCTAGTAAATTGTGGTACAATCGCCTATATACAAGTCTTGCGAACTTGCTTTTCAACAATATAATATAAATAAATATGGGATTTTTTAAAAAGATAATTAGAAAAGTAACTAAACCTATCTCAAAGGTATTAGATAAAGTCGTACCTAATGAGATAAAACCTTTATTACCTTACGCAGCAGCATTTGCACCTTATCTATTACCTGCTGGAGCAGGATTGGGGGCGTTAGGTGGATCTTTAAATCCTATGATACAAAGAGCTATTCTTACTGGTGGATTAAATTTAGGATCACAATTAGCACAAGAAGGTAGTGAAGGAGATTTTAATGCGATGTCTTTAGGACTTGCAAGTTTACAAGGTGCGATGGGAGCTACAGGTGCAGCTGATAAATTTAAAGGTATGACAACTCAAGGTGGTTTAGATGCAGCTGGAACTACAGGTATGCAAGCAGATAGAGTAATGGAAGGTAGAAATTTATTTACTAAAGCAAAAGATATGGGACTAGGTGCATTAGCTAAAGGTTCAGAATTTGTAGGTGAAGCAGGAAGTATTTTAAGACCAGGTGGAACTCCATTAACAATGAGTAATGCAATTACCGCAGCTGGAATACCTTTCTCTCAAGGTACAGGTGATGCAATGGCTTTTGAAGCAAACGCAGCAATGAAAGAATATGAAAGAGCATTAGCAGATTACAATGAACAACAAGGTGCATTGGGAACTGATGCAGGTAGAAGAGAAGCTATCCTTGCAGCAATGCAAGCTTACAATCATCCAGAAGAATTAATTGAAAGTACATTAGCAGAATTAGGTTTAAGAAATGGTGGTAGAGTAGGTTTAGAATTTGGTGGTATACCAGCAGCTGTACAAAATGTTGCAGATAAACAATTAACATCAAACTTAGAAACAGCACAAGATATGCAAATGCCTATAGAAGATTTAGTACAAGAATTTATAGAACTTAAAAAAAGAAAACCAAATAACTATGATGAGTTAATGGATTTCTACAGACAAAAATATGGTACAGGAAGTAAAATATCTTCTATGACAGAAGAAATGACAGAAGAGTTTGCAGCTAATGGTGGTATAATGGGTAGACAAGGTTATATATCTGGTGGTGCTATTAAGGGTGGGTTAAAAGCTATAATGGGTATGGGTGATGAAGTTGTAGATCTTAGTAAACAAAAAGAAGTATTTAGAGATGGTCCTATTACAGCAGATTTTTTACAAACTGTAGATAAAAGTATTATAGATCCAGCTATTAGAACTAGAGATACAATGGGACCTGGTGGTTATGGTATGTATAATAATTTAGCTGAAATGCCAGCAGGTTTACAAGCAGCAGAACTTATTAGTAGAATTAGAAAACCAGGTGGTGGAATTGATTATGAAGCTGCTGAATTATTTATTGGTAAAAAATTAAGAGGAAACGAGACAATTGACGAATTAATTGCTATGATAGTCAAACCTCAACGTGTACAAAAAGCAGCAGATGGTGGTATTATGGAATATAATATGGGTGGAAGTGTACTGCCAGATGGTATAGAAATGGATTATAGAGGTGGTGGATTTATTCCTATGGGATCTAAAGAACGAGCAGACGATGTCCCAGCAAGAGTAAGTAAAAATGAATTTGTTATGACTGCTGATGCAGTACGTGCAGCAGGTGGAGGAAGTGTTAATAAAGGAGCAAAACGTATGTATGAATTAATGAACAACCTAGAGGCAAGAGCATAATGGCGGTAACAGAAACAAGGCAACTCGTAAACCCAACACTAGAAGCATCGCTTACAGGTTTTCTTAAAAAATTAGATCCACTTGGTGGACAGGCAATTAACACAGCTGCATATGCTCCACAAGTTGCAGCAAGAAATACTTTACAGACAGGTGCAGAAACAGCCGCGGCTGGTTTAGGTGCATTAACTGGTACAGGCGCGGGGGCCGCTGATCAAGCTGGTTCTATTGCTTCTTACATGTCACCTTATCAACAACAAGTGATAGACGCATCACTTGCAGAGTTTGATAGAAATGCTGCAATTCAACAACAAGGTTTAAGAGATGCCGCTATATCTAGAGGTGCTTATGGTGGTGGTAGAGAAGGTGTTATGCAAGCTGAAGCTATGAGAGGTAATCAGATGAATAGAGCACAGCTACAAGCACAATTATTAAATCAAGGATTTCAAGATGCAAGAGCTGCTAGAGGAGCAGATTTACAAGCACAACAAGGTTTAGGTACTTACCAACAACAATTAGGTGCAGCACAACAAGGATTTGACCAAGCTCAATTAGATGCAACACAAATTGCAAACAGAGAAAAAGAGTTTGAAGAGTTTACAAGATTAGGTTTAGTTGGACAACAACTAGCACAAATACAACCAGGAGCCTTTGCTTCGCAAACTGTAGGTTATGCACCTCCAGCAGCACCAGCTAGTCCTATGACTAACTTCTTAACAGGAGCAGCAGGTGGCGCAGGTATCATGGGCAAATTAGGACTGTTCGGATAATGAGTAGAATTTTAAGAAGACCAATGTTTAGAGGCGGCGGGACCGTGGATAGTTATGGAAAAGGTATTACTGCTCCATTAGTACCAGGTTATATGGGTGGTGGACAAATTGGTGGTGGTATTATTTATGGTAAACCAATGGCCGATGGCAGATTTGGATTTGAAAAACCTGTAATGTTTAACGCAGCAGAAATGACAATGCCTGCAAGTGGTAGTG